TGGGCTGAAAGGCTTATGATTCGATTGCCATTTAATGGTATTAAGAATGATATGAACAGCAAGCCAGTAGTGGTACAAGTACCATGTGTTGAGATGTGGAATGAGACCTGTCCTATCTTAACTGAAGTGCGTGGCTGGTTCAAAGATTCAAGTCTTGAAGAAATGGGTCGCAAGTATTGGAAGAAGCGTAGTTATGTATTCCAAGGTTTTGTGACTGAAAACACACTTCAAGAAGACGCACCTGCAAATCCAATACGCAGGTTTGTGATCTCACCAAGTATCTTTAACTTAATTAAAGATGCACTTATGGATCCGGACATCCAAGAGATGCCCACTGATTATACACAGGGTTTGGACTTCCGCATCAGTAAAACAACAAAAGGTCAGTATGCAGACTATAGCACAAGCAAGTGGGCTCGTAAAGAGACTGCACTTACTGAAGCACAAATGGCTGCTATTGAGACACATGGTCTTAATACACTATCTGACTATCTTCCTAAACGACCTACAGAAGTAGAATTGCAGTGCATTAAAGAGATGTTCGAAGCAAGTGTAGATGGACAGCCCTATGACGTAGAACGTTGGGGTGCATATTATCGTCCATATGGCATTGACGCTCCTGCAGGATCCTCATCCTCAAGTACGTCTACTGCAACAGCGGCAACGCCAGCAACACCTGCTCCGGCAGCAACTCCAACACCAGTAGCAGAGGCTCCTGTTCCTGCACCACAAACTGAAACTGTGGCAGCACCGGCAGCAGCACCTGAAGGTGAAAGCAAGCGGGCAGAAGACATCCTAGCGATGATTCGTAACCGTCAATCATAAGGTATAGAGGGCGGCATATGTCGCCCTCATTCTTAAATGATACATTACAATAAAGAACTAGTATATCCGAGACTATGCACAGTTATTGAACTACCAGTGCATAGTTTCGTGTATCCTATTTTTAAGAATGCCAGTAGTAGTCTAGAAGAATTAGGCGTTGCTACACATATTGTAAATAAAAACTTTAATAAAACCACGCAAAATATTACAGTTTACTGGCGAGAAGCACAAAAAAGATTCAACAGTGGAGTAAATACATTTTTAGAACTTAATAATCAATTACACGAAGGTACACTTATATCCCTAATAGAGCGTGGCGAACTAGTTAATAGACATTTTATGCCACAGTATATGTGGTTGTGCCATCTATATAAAAGTTATACTGGACTAATTAACATACAAAGTTTGGATAATCTTAACATTAACGTACATAAGAATGCCAGCACTAGATACTATGATTTCATTGCACCAACACACTGGATAGATTTAGATAACACAATTTTTAATCATTTTGCTAATACAACAACTAGCATATCTGAAATTAACAAATATATACAAGATAAACACAAGGTTCTTTATAAAAAATGCATTGCCCAAGAATAGGTCACTACGCAAGGCTTAATAGTAACGGTACTATTGGTTGCTGTGGACATATGGTTGATGCACAAGAATATACAACATTTAGGCAAATGGAAAACAGTGCCTGGCAGCAATGGCTAAAGTGGCAAATGGAACAACAAGGCAAGTGGCCCAAAGAATGTGTGCGTTGTAAACAAACAGAAGAACTTAATGGCACAAGTATAAGGCTTAACAGTATTAAACGCGATAAAATATTGCGTAAGTTTGATGAAAAATACCTACAACTAGGCGGGACACTGGACAATTATTGCAACAGTGCTTGCGTCACCTGCAGTCCTAACCTAAGCACTAAAATAGGCAATCTTAAGAAACAACTTGTAGTGAAAGATAACTACGAACTTTATAAAACACTACCATTAGATCGTGTAGTTGAAATAGACATCAATGGTGGAGAGCCAAGTATTAGCAAAAACTATGGTGATCTTTTAAGTAATCTACCTGCTAGTGTACGCATTGTGCGTATTAATACAAATGCGTGTGTAAGAATTAAACAAGTGAAGCAGTTGTTAGATAAGGACGTGGCAGTAATTGTTACAGTGAGTTTTGATGGCATTGGTCCTGTGCATGATTATGTTAGGTATCCTGTGAAGTGGCAACAATTTGAAAATAACTTGTTATACTACAAGGAACTAGCAACACAGTATAACAAGTTAACACTTGACACATGGACCACTGTAAGTTGTCTCAATATACAACAACTTGAGTTACTACAAAAATACTGTAAAAATGTGGGTATACGACATGAATTTGCATTTTTAAGTAAGCCTGAACCTCTTAACGTAAAGTATACAAATTGGTTTACTAAAGAAGTTGACATGGATGGCGTGGCGACTCACAGGGATAACACACAGGAACTAGAGGCTTTTCTTGGATTAGAAGAAGCATGTAGGAACGATATAGAAAGATTTTGGGTATGAAAGTAGCAATTACTGGACATACTGCTGGCATAGGACAAGCATTTGCAACTTGGTTTACAGATCAAGGACATGAAGTAGTGGGATTAAGCAGGCGCACAGGACGCAACATCAGAAGTATACCAAAGTGTATGGGGGATATAGTAGACTGCGATATGTTTATAAACAATGCACAAGCAGGATTTGCGCAGACGGATTTGTTATATAAAGTATGGCATCAATGGCACAGTGAACCTAAACTGATTTGGCTTATAGGAAGCATTATGAGTACACAGCATGCTACAGATTTTGAAATGCAGGAATATCAGTTACAAAAACAAACACTTGATCGTGCATACTATAATTTAAAAAATACACATAGCAAATGCAATCTTATGTTAATACGTCCTGGCAAAGTTGATACACAAAACGAAGGCGGTGCTAATGTTACTGTATGGGCAAACACTGTATGTGAGTATTGGAAAATTGCACAAGAAAGAAATTTAAGTTTGCAGGAAATTAGCCTTGGATCCTAAACGTGCAATAAACGGAACGTTTTGTCCTATACCCTGGACTGGCTTTATAATGAATCCAGATGGTGAAATAAAAAATTGCGTAATAAGTGAACAAAAACTGGGTAATATAAATGATACTGATATACAGGATATACTGGGAGGTCAAGCAAACACACAAGTAAAAACGTGTATGAATGCTGATAAACAACACACTGGATGTATAAACTGCTATAAAAATGAACAAGGCACTGCAGGACTTAAAAACGTTCGCAGCGATAGATATTATTATTTAAAAGCACTAAGCGGCATACCCTATAGTGCATATGACACAATGGATACTACACTGGGTACAGTAGATATGCGTTGGCGTAATACCTGTAATCTTGCATGTGTTTACTGCGGTCCAACATTAAGCAGTACATGGGCAAAAGAACTTGGTGTTGATATAGGTGTAAATGAAGAACAATTAGATAAAACAAAACAGTATGTGCTAGACAATGCACCAAACTTAAAAAATGTCTATCTGGCAGGTGGAGAACCACTGTTAATGAAAGAGAACAGCGAATTACTGGATAGACTAGATCCAAGTTGTACAGTGCGTATTAACACTAATTTAAGCAATATTAAAGGCCCTGTGTTTAAACGTGCAAGCAAGTTTAAGGATGTACACTGGACAATCAGTGTTGAAACAATGGGTGCAGAGTTTGAATACATACGCTATGGTGCAGTTTGGGACACCTTCTTAGAAAATTTAGAAGCAGTAAAGGATTTAGATCATAAGATAAGTTTTAACATGCTGTGGTTTATCCTTAATCCATACACAGTATTTGATACAGTAGATTACTTCAAAGCACTTGGATATAGCGAAAACAGTTTTGTAATAGGTGCTTTAACAAGTCCAAAAGCATTTGATGTAAGAAACTGTAATAGTAGAACATTATTAGACTTACAAAATCATTTAAAAATGCGTATACAAGGCGCAAACAGAAACTATTTTTTACACAATAGTTATGTTAATATGCTTAAACACTTGGATGAAACGTTCGATAAACATAGTAGCAAACAACGTTTGAAAGAAATGGATACACGTCGTGGACAAAACTATAAAAATGTGTTTGACATAGACAAGTATCTGTAATATAATAGTGTACATAGGAGTATAAATGACAATACATACACTCTATATTTCTGCTGGTATAGATCATACTTGGGACGAAACATTAGATTTGCAGCCAATGTTTGCTAAACGTGATTTTGAAAAATTATCGCAAGATGATGAAGCACATGATTGTAAAACAGATGTTTACAATTTACTTGATATTGTACAAAAGTACGCAGGAGATTTGGACAGAGTTTTTGATCATATAGAATCTATACACTTAGTAGAAGATTACGATATATTTTTTTATAAAGGTGTGTCTCCTTCTGATATATGGATAATATTGTACAAGTTAATTGAAAGAAAAGAAGCACAAGGACAATCAATAAGTTCACGGATAATTGAGGAACTTAACAGTGTTGTAGCCACAAGATCAACATCTGAAAGTGTTTTATGGACAGTGGGATGTAGTCAAACAGTAGGGGTAGGATTAGATTATAAAGATCGTTGGGGAACTATACTATCAAAAAAACTAGGCATGCCAGAAGTGTCGCTTAGTTTAGGAGGAACAAGTATAACTTGGGCAGCAGATCAATTATTAAGAAGCGATGTAAGGAAGGGCGATATTGTAGTATGGGGGTTAACAAATGGATCAAGAGTAGATTATTGTCATAATAAAGTTTTTAGTTATAAAGGATTTACATTTGACTCTTATGAGGATAAACTCCCAAAAGAAAAAAAGATGTACAATGTCAACTATTTTGACAGCGTAACACATGACACTCAATCAGCAAGAGCAGTTCTGCAGTGTATAAATTTTTGTAAAAAAATAGGAGCGGAACTGTATTTCGCTAATATATTAAACACAACAGGTCTACCTATTTTATTGAAAGATAATCCAAATTACATAAATTTTAATTTTATGAGCAGACATTATAGTAATGGATATATATCCCCTAAGGATCTAGAAGAAAATAGAAAATTCTACTTAATAGAAAGACAAGGGCATGTTGGTTGGTTAGATTTAGCATCTGATAACTGCCACAGTGGTCCACTACAAAACAAATATCAAGCAGAAGAACTATACAAACTAATAAAAGGAAACAGACATGGCAAAGCCGTTTGACGTAAGTAAATTTAGAAAAGACATTACAAAAAGTATTGATGGATTAAGTATTGGATTTCATGATCCTACAGACTGGATCAGTACAGGTAGTTATGCACTTAACTATCTTGTAAGTGGAGATTTTTACAAAGGTGTGCCCATGGGCAAAGTTACAGTGTTTGCTGGGGAATCAGGTGCAGGCAAAAGTTACTTTGCAAGTGGCAATATTATTAGAGCAGCACAGGAACAAGGTATCTTTGTTGTAGTAATCGACAGTGAGAACGCACTAGACGAAAGTTGGTTGCATGCACTGGGAGTTGACACAGATGAAAGTAAGTTGCTTAAATTAAGCATGAGCATGATTGATGACGTTGCTAAAACATTCAGTACATTTATGTCAGACTACAAAGCAATGGCAGAGGAAGATCGTCCTAAGGTATTATTTGTACTAGATAGTTTGGGTATGATGATGACACCTACTGATGTTGACCAGTTTAACAAAGGCGACATGAAAGGTGATATGGGACGCAAACCTAAAGCACTTACTAGTCTTGTGCGTAATACAGTAAACATGATTGGTAGTTACAATGTTGGCATGGTGTGTACTAACCATACATATGCAAGCCAGGATATGTTTGATCCAGATGACAAGATCAGTGGTGGACAAGGCTTTATCTATGCTAGTAGTATTGTTATTGCAATGCGCAAACTAAAATTAAAAGAAGATGAAGCAGGAAACAAAACTAGCACAGTACAAGGAATTCGTGCAGCGTGTAAGGTTATGAAAACACGTTATGCAAAGCCGTTTGAGGCAGTGCAAGTAAAAATCCCGTATGAAACAGGCATGGATCCATACAGTGGATTGCTTGACTTGTTTGAAGCAAAAGGCATGCTAACTAAACAGGGCAACCGTTTAAAGTATACAACCACTGCAGGTGAAGAAATGCTGGAGTTCCGTAAAGGCTGGACAGGTGATAAACTGCAGGCAATTATGGATGACATTAGTAATGCAGATGGACTAAGTATAGACGAAATCGCTGAAGCACAAACAATTACAGCACCCAATGGTGATGTTGTAAATGCGCAAACAGGCGAAGTACTTGAGGAAGCAAAATAATGAGCTAGGTTGAAACTGTAATTGAATGTTACATGATTCTTAAAGAATATATCCCAGCAAAAGAGAGACAGTTAGCAAGTGATCACTTTGTTGAAGATATGCAAGAGATTTTAGATGAACAGGATCTTTATCAGTTAGCAGGCGTAGACAAATATCTTAAAGCAAGTGTAAAGGATACACTTGGTGAAGAGGACTTCGAAGTCGAAGAAGAAGAATATTGAGTCAGTGGTATAACAGAGTTGTAAACGATATTGGGCAGATTCCAGGATTCATTAACTATTTTGAAAGTGAACTGGAAGAAGCAAAGCGTGAATGTATAGTTAAGGGTATTGTGGAACGTAACATAACTGCATTACCGGGTATTACTGAACATCGCTTCAATCAACTACAAGAGATTGAAGCAGTGCTTAATCACCTTAACATACAGTTGCGTAGAATCCGTCGCAAGCATTTTCAAAAGTATCTGGAAGGTTATGCTAGAGCATTGACTAGCCGTGATGCAGAGAAGTATGTAGATGGTGAAGATGAAGTTATTGACTTTGAGACTATCATTAACGAAGTAGCACTACTGCGCAATAGGTGGCTAGGCATAATGAAAGGCTTGGATACCAAGCAGTGGCAAATGGGACATGTTGTTAGACTTAGGACAGCAGGTATGGAAGATATTAGAATAGACTAAGTCACAAAAAAAGCAGCGTTTCCGCTGCTTTTTTATTATCCTAAATATAAATTAGAACTTAATAGCAATTCCCATTGCTGTTGTCTTTTCGCTAGAAGTCTTGTCATCAGCAGTATTTTCAATAAATGCTACTGCACCTGGAGCAAGTGTATACTGTGCGCCTAGTGTAATCTCATCACTTGAAACTGTGCCTGCTGATTCAGTTTTCATTGTTTCAACACCTACCATCATTGCACCAACACTGTATGTTGCGCCCATTGTAGTTGTGTCTGTATCAACGTCTGCTGCAGTTGTTGCTGTATGCTTTTCAAAAGCAACACCGATTGCACCAACTTTTGCAGTTGCGTTCATTAGGAATTCTTCTGAATCATCAGCGTTTTTCATCTGACCTGCACCAAGTGTTGCAATTTCACTGAGACCATAAACAGCACTGTAAGCATAGCCTTCGCCTGCTGTTGTGCCATAGTCATTGCCAGTTGCATTACTAATGTTTACAGTAAGTCCACCAATTGGTGATAGACTTAAAATACTTGAATGATCTGTGCTTGGTGAGCCATTGCCCAATACATATGTAAAATCAGTGGTGTCGTCGATTGCATCAAGCGCACTGTTTACGTCACCTAAATCAAGTGTCCATGTATCATTGCTAAGTGTAACACTATTACCGCCATCATCACTGCCGGTGTGATCCAAGTTAATGTCTGCACCGAAAGTCAAGCCTGTGTCTGTTGTAGTACTTGCTTTAAAATTAATATCACCATCCATTGCTGTTGATGCTGTTCCGTCGTTGTCCTGGTATGACCATTCCATGTCGCCGCCGATAGTTACATCAGCCATAACAGGTGTTGTCAATACTGCTAATAGAGCAGTAGTTGCTAGTAGTCGTTTCATCGTATTATATTTCCTTAGGGGGTTATTTTACAGTTTCTATCACTGTTTTGTTCTTTGTTATGCTTGCAAAAAGGTGAATTAACACGAATAACTTGGCGAAAACATAACAAGGTTATTTATTGTAATTATATTACTCTTATTAAAAAATTGCAAATAATTCTCATCTAGGTAATTATTTTTTGCATCAGTGTTGCAAATTTGCAACACCTATAATTTTGCTCTAATACGATGCCACTGGACATGAATTTCATCTGCAAGCCATTCTGTATAGCACAAACGTTTTATCCAGATGTGTCTATAGGGTTTGCTTAACCATCCGCTCATGCTAGTTCCAACATCATATGCTAAACTATGTTCGCTTACAACACTGGGTACTCCAGCAATAACACTGTGTATGCCAGCGTTGCTACTATGGCTTATTGTAAACTTGGCATTCTCTAGCATTGCTGGCAAATCAAAATCATCATAGGTATTTGCTAGTTGTGCTGGCGTGTTCCAAGTTACACCTTCAAACTGTACAGTTTCTTTACAGCGAGGATGACTCCTAATAATAATGGGCAAGTCAGTATGTTCACGTATTTCATCTACAGTCTGACGATAGTAGGTATCTATGTCGGGCATGTTACGCCACTGTTCACTTGCAGTGTGTTGACCACATATTAGTACATACTCACCATCCTGCTTCCAAGGTTGTAGTACAATGCCAAACTTTTTTAATCTATCCTCAGGCATGTAATTGTCTAATGCAAAGTCTGCATCTCTGTTGATCCCGTTTATACCCAACTTCCAAGTTGTGTTGCGTATAAGCCCGCCCACTTCTATGACAATGACTGGCTTGTTCTGTGCGCGATAGTGATCCCATACAGTTTTATTTGGACGCATTTTACCTTGCCATAGCACACTCCATATCAATGCTGCATCAGCATCCATAGTATTTTCTACAAGTGTATCTGTTTTCTGTATTGCGTCTACTAGTTGTGGATAAACTAAATTTGCATTGCCAGGAAGATTGTTAGGAAAGTGAGATATTTTCATTAAGGATGTAAATCCAATAAATAGTTATATGCGTACATTATCAGTATTTAGTACCTGGCATCCCTCAGGTTATGAAAAATATGGCAGAGATTTTGTCAAGGGATTTATTCAGAACTGGCCCAGTGAGATTAACCTAAGCATCTATGCTGAAGGACACGTTCCTGATACACAAGGCGATAGCCGCATTTGTGTATATGACCAACATGAAACATTGCCAGACTTAAAGGCTTGGCAACATAGACACAAAGACAATAAGCATGCACATGGATGGAATAAAGACCTGACCAAAAAAAGTTTTTTATGGGATGCAAGTCGTTTTGCAAACAAAGTATTTGCACTTTGGCACTTTGCTAATAACTGCAATACCGATATTTTTATTTGGTGTGACGGAGATGTTAGAACACACACGCCTATGTCACATGACTTTCTACAAAGTATTGCGCCAAATGAAAATCAACTAGCAACTTATTTAGGAAGAAAAACTTGGCCCGAATGTGGCTGGATGATGTTTAATCGTAACCATCCAAAGTTTGCTGAGTTTTTAGAACAGTGGCGTTGGATTTACGAAAGCGATGATATTTTTAATCATATAGAGTCACATGATAGTTTTATTTTTGGTGAACTAGTGGAGGACTTTCGTGCAGTAGGCGTAGAGTTTAATGACCTAGGTGGACCTGATCAAGGCGGTCATATTTTTATTAATAGTGTACTAGGACAGTATATGGATCACCTTAAAGGCTTTCGCAAAGAAGTAGGAAAAAGTTTGCAAAGTGATGTAGTAAGAGGCGAACATTTTAGCACAAATGAATGGTGGAGTGATCTAAGACAAGTGACTAAACAACAAATACAAGCAGAAAAATTAAAGAATCCGCACGAATATGATGCAACACAGGAAGTAAAAAGTAAGGGGATAAAATGAGCGAACTAAGTGTAATACAAAATGTAACAAAAGTAGAAACAGATCCATATCCTTATGTTTGTGTTAAAGGAGCATTACCAGATCGTTTTTACAAAGAGCTACAGGATACATTTCCTGAGCAACTAATAACAAGTACAAGCCCACACGACGGAGGCATTTGTTATAGATATAAAATGAAAGAGTGTGCAGAAATAGAACAACCACCTGCAATATGGCAAGACTTCTTTGCATATCATACAAGTCCTGAATACTTCCGTGCTTGCGCAGAACTATTTGCTACAAGTATTGTAGATCATTATAGTGAAGACTTTTATGAAAGTTTAAAGACACAGAGCGTAACACCGCGTGATGTTGATAACAGTGGGCATTATGTAGCAGATTGTCAGTTTGTTGTACATGAACCAGTAGATCAAACAGGCACAAGTCGCACACCGCATGTAGATAACCCTGTTGAAATATATGCTGGACTATTATACATGAGACAGGAAGGCGATACTGCACAAGGTGGTAATTTTACTGTACATCGTGTGCATGGGCAAATTACAGAAGTAAACAAAAGTTTAGGCAGACAAGTAGATAATAGTTTACATAAGCCACACTTTGAAGTACCCTATATGGCAAATAACTTTTGTATGTTTTTAAACGTAAAGGACAGTGTACATGGCGTAACACCTCGTATAGAGCCCACAATGCGTAGACGTAGCATTAACATTATTGGTGAGTTTAACGGCAATGGTAAGATGTGGAAAGTAAAAGAAATTAAGAACAAGTGAAATACAGTATAGGAAAGGCAAGCGGAGTTTTTATAGGTGAAGATACAGTTGTAAAAATATTTAATCTTAGAAACAAGCCTGTAAAAGCAGCAAGAGGCAGTTACGAATTGTGTTGGGCAAGAGAACGTGAATGTTTAAAAAGACTAGGCAACAGCAATCATTTTCCTAAACTAATAGCAAGTCATGAAGATCATTTAGGATTACAAATGACCCAATGTGGAGAAAGTTTATTTTATACTTGGCAAGAACACAATTTAATGTTATACTTAGATCAAGTACATGCAATTGCGGATGCACTTGAGGCAGCGAATATACAATATTTTTTTCCAGGTATGGATCCACTTGCTAATTCAAAAAAGTATGCAAAGTTTCCACTTAGTAACTTTTGTATAGAAGATGGACATTTAAGTTTAATAGACTTTGAACTTGCTAATCCTGTTGGAAGTAATAGTGAAAAGTATATGAGTGATCGTTTGAGATACTTGTATGACAATTACAACGCTAAAGGCTTTAGACAGTCATTAGTGGAAACATTAAAAAATCCAAGGATAAGTTACGAATCAGAACTTATGGCAAAACTAACTGATAAAAGTAAGTTTGACGAAATGCGGGTACAAAATCCAAGAGAGGTATACAAAACTATGACATCATTTACACAGCCCAGTGAAAAAATTGTAAACGAATGGAAAAAATATCAGAAACGCTATGGAATGGACCAGGCTGTAGATCGTGTTGCAAATATGAAACTAGCAAACGTTTGTACAGGCAAAACTGTTGTAGATATTGGATGCAATGATGGTTATATTACAGGATTAGTAAGTAAATTTGCTACAAGCGCAACTGGCGTAGAACCACATGTCGAACTAAGTGAAGATAAGCCTGCAAACGTTAATTGGATCCGTACCACATTTAATAATTTTTTAGAAAGTAAGCCTGGTACGTTTGATGTACTACTAAGTTTAGCAGTAAGTATACAGTTACGCGATTTTGGAGGATTGACAGAACAAGAAATTGTTAATGGTTATTACAGTTTATTACCAGTGGGCGGTATTGTAGTTCACGAAACACAGAAATTACAAGATCGTCCAAATAATCAAAATCATACAAATGCAATGATTGCTGCTTTTAAAACTAAGTTTGTGCAAGTAGATCATGGAGATGCTAGAGGCAGTGGCAAACGAGAATATTACCATTTCCTTAAGGAGGCATAAATGGCTTTTAATAATATTATGCAATTAGCAACTGCGCAACTTGTAAAGCAAGGTGCATTTGCTGCTGGTGCAACAGTCGTAGAATGGGGCAATCAACGTTTTAGATACAGTGAGGATTGGT